ATAGCGTATTTACCAAAGTTAGGTTTGCTTAATATAGAATAAGTAGAATATCTGACTGCATCAATTATATGATTATTTTTATCTATTGGTTTATTTATCATCTTACCACTTCTGTCCTCTTGCCATTTGTAGTTCCTAAACTCTTGTATGGCATTATGACTGTCTTTCTCTATATGTATTTTAAAGCGTTTTAAGAGGTCAATACCTGCGTTGATACTATCAGCACCTTTTAAACTTGGTCTTACGTTAAAACCCATCCTACGGAGTTCCTCAATCAATCTTGGTTCAGCACTATCAAAGTAAATCAATTCTCTTTCAATACCTATCTCTTTCCATTTCCTACTGATGTCATAGGTAGTCATCTGTGTTTGGTATATATGTTCTTTTATGTAGAGGTTGTGTTCTTTCTTGTAAACAGATACTAATGTAGTTGGGTCATTAGAATATCCTGCATCTGCTCCATAGCTTATAAACTCTGCATCGTGAGGTATATGGTTTACCTCTGTGTAATTAAATATAGTAGCTTTAGAGATACCCTTTAAACCTAATCCATATATCTGCCAATAAGTTTCATCTGTATCTTTTAAACGTTCTATTTCTTCTGTAATGCTTTTATTTAAAAAGCTATTATCTAAATAAGTAGTAATGTAAAAATCTGCATCTTCTCTTGGTATTACCTTATCATAAATCCAATGGTATTCATCTGATGGGTTAAAGTCAAGTATTATCTTATCCTCTGTTCTAAAGATTAACTGTTGCCAATCTTCGTAATCTAATTCGTTTGCTTCATTTATAAATAGTAAGTTTCTTTTTCTACCTCTTACCTTTTGTGGTTGGTCTAAAGATATAAACTCTACAAGGTTTCCATTTAACCTATATTCGTGATTAGATTTATTATGGTGTAACTCTGAATAAGAATTGTATTGCTTTAGTATATCTAAAAAATCACGCATAACAGAACTACGAACAGCAGGAAATGTTTTTCTACATATCGTAACTGTCTTACCAGTATTATCTAAACAGTATTTAAAGATAATATAAAGTAAAATGTTATAGGTTTTTCCACTCCTTGTACCACCTTGCTCTATTGTTATCTTTTTATCTGATTTTAAAAGATGTTTAAATACTACGTTAGTTTTTATTTTCAATTATTTCTATTTCAAATTTAGTAGGCATACCATCAGCACCAGTTATCTCTTGTCTTTCTACATAACCTCTGTTCTTTCCTTTTGTCTTTAAATAAAATATAGTTTCTGATGTTTTACCATCTCTTATATTTTCAAACAATTTACTCTCTACAAAATCTAAAGCAATGTTTTCAATATCCTTTACTTGTCTTGCAAATACCTCATCATCTTTTAACCATTGATAGAATGTTGTTCTTCCTACTCCTACTATCTTACAAGCAGTTGTAACAACTCCTAACGATTTTTCTAACGCTTCTAAAATTGCTTTTTTATGGTGTTCTGTTCTGTTTTGGTTTTCTTTCATATTATTTCATTTCAAATGATGCTGTTATTCTGTTTTTAGAATTTGAAGTAGAACTACTATTTTTTCCGTGCAATAAACCAGTTCCTCCACCTTTTAATCTACCAAAATTTTTACATAACCATTTATTAGATTTTTTTAAAGCATAAATTAAACTTGGTGCAGATGTAACTATACTATATCTGTATTTTTCTTTTTTATATATCTTACCAATTTCTTCTAAAAATTTAATACCAAATCCTGCTCCTTGATAATCTGGTAATATAACCAACCTATGTACTTTTTTAATATTTTTAACGTGTGGATGTGGTAAATGTAAAACACTTAAAAACCCAGCTATTTCATCATTTATGGTTGCTAAATAAACGTGTGCTGCGTTATTATGACTATGACTTAAATAATGGTGTTTAGCAAACATTTTCCAAATTGATTTGTCTTTTGCTTTGTATATGTTGAATTTAATTTCTGGTCTATTTTTTTTTTGCCCTTCAAAAGATTGAAAGGTCATAGTATCAGTATTAAAAACCCAATCTGGCATTAACCAATCTTTCACATCATAATGACAACCTACTGCTATAAATTGTTTATCTGTTTTTCTTATTGCTTTTTGTATTGCATAACTTCCAATTTTAGCTACATTTCTATCTACAACACTTGTAAATTCATCAAAAACAAACATTTTATTTTCTTCCAATATTGCTCTTGCTAAATCTACTCTCATTTTTTGACCGTTAGATAAAACTGAATAAGGTTTTAACCAACTTGGTGGACTTGAAAAACCAACGCTATTAAATGCTTTTGTAATTTCATCAACAGAACATTCTTTAGGCATATCATCTAAAATAGTTTCTTTATTATATTCATAAGATGTTATATAAGATTCTGGAAATAATTGTTTTGCAATAGTAGTTTTACCAGTTCCAGATTTACCAACTATCAATCCTATCTTCCAATCAGAACTTAAATCAATTTCTCCTTTAAATTGTTCAGTTATTTTTTCACTTTGTAAATCAAACTTACCAATAATAGAAGCAACTCTAAAACTTTTTGGTGCTGTTGTTTCTTTTATAATGTCAAAAGTCGGCATATATATCCTTTATTTATTAATTCGTTATATAATTTTTCTTGTTCTATTTCATTTTCTAATTCAACTTCTAATCTAAAAGAACTTTCTATATTATCTGATAAATCTTTTTGCTCTTTAATATCTTCTATACTATCATCAAAAAGTAATAATTCTAAACCCCAATCTTCCAACTGTTGCGTGTTCCATTCATTACCTAATATATCCCAATCCCATTCTCCAAACCCTACATTGTCTTTTACAATAAATTCTCTTTGTTGTAGCTCTGTTAGGTCAATAGCTTTTAATATCCATACTTCTTTAAGTCCTGCTTCCTTACACGCTTTTAAACGCATATTACCACCAAGCACAACCATATCGCTATTTACTACGATAGGTCTTAACTTTAGCATCTCTGGAAACTCCTTAATTGATTTTACAAGTTTCTTAAATTTGTAATCCTTTATAAATCTTGGATTGTTTTCGTTGGCTTTAACCTCTTGAATGTTTATTAGTTGCATATTAGTATATAGTTATTTTTAATTTATTTTAATCTAATTTTAAAAAGTCAGCAGATTCGTGTTCCATAAACCATTCTTGGTTTTCTTTGTATTTATCTATTACTGCATCAATCATTACAAGTTCATCTATGTCCGAGTTCTTTATCTTATCCATCAACGTAGTAATCTTTCTTAATACGTTTGTGGTCATCTCTTGGTTGTTTAGGTAAACTGTATTGTAATCATCTTGTACATATCCCTCTAACATATTTAGAAACTTATTGCCTTGATTCTTTATGTTCTGTCTGTATTTGTTAGTTCCTTGTAAATCTTCTATTGCTTCTATTGTAAGCTGTCCTAATAATACTACTTTTAAATAATCTAATTGTTTATCGTTTTTCATTTTATTCTGTTTCTGTTTCTATTATTTCTTCTACCCTATTTAAACATTTTGCAATAGTATCAAATTGCATCTCGTTTCTTCTGTTTACTATTTTCTTTTGTTTTTCTGTTAATTCGTTTAGATTATTGTAAATGGTTTCTAACTGTGGTAACAATCTTAATATTGCTTTCTTCTTTTTTAATTCTTTTACCAACTCTCCATTTTTGTATTCCAAATAAGAATAAGAATCTTTGGGTAAGTTCTCTACCTTTCCAAAATGTACATACGCTAATTCTATTTCTTCTATATCAATATGGTGTAGTATATTCTTTAATGAATGAAGAACGATGGAATGGTCTCTACCTACTGATTCTCCTATTGTAGTTAAACTACATTTAGTTAAATCCCTACATAGTTTATAATACAAAGTTCTCGCATCTACATACTCTCTTTTTCTTGTATCTCTTTCAATATCTAAACTGTAAGTATTGTTTACATATTCCTTTATTGATTCTATCATTTTAATTTCACTCATATTTTTCATTTTAGTTTGTTCTTAATTTTAATAAATTGTAGCACTCAATGTACTTTTGTTTTGCTTTTCCTTTGTGTACCTCTTTAAATAGTTCGTACATCTTTTTTGTGTATTGGTAATGGCTTGTGCAGTCAGCTAAATACTTTTCAGCAAACTTCTTTCCCTTACCTTTAAAATAGTTTACATTGTCAGCAGTATCTCCAATAATCATTTGTTCATATAGATTATACATTGCCTGTTCTTCTGTTATGTCATACACTACCTTATGTTTGTAATGATAGTTATACATTAAGCAAGGGAACTGTTTGTAGTCCTTATCTATTGAAACAATCATAACCTCATCTCTGCCAAACTCGTTAGATAAATCATACCAATACCTTGCAACCATATCATCAGTTTCTATACCATATCCATAAATAGAATTATGTTTGTCTTTTACGTATGCGTGTACCTCGTTTAGTAATGGAGGTTTCTGTTGGTTTGTTCTATTGGCTTTGTACTTCTTTGTTATTAGCTTTCTAAAGTTTCCTAACGACCCACTAAATATAAGCACCTTGTCTATCTCGTAGTTTTCTTCAAGGTCATTTACAACACCCATAAGTTGCTCATCAAACTTGTCAGTTGCATCAGATAGTTTCTCATAATAAGGACTATCATCTGGAGTTAATCTTTTACGATAACAACTTGCAAATATTAAACTGTCTGCATCTACGAGTAATATCATAACATAGATGCTTTAAAACAATCCCTACTGCAATAGCTATTCTCTTTGTCTATTTGAGTTCCACACTCTTGACATTCGTACTCTCTGTCATCTAAATATTCGTCTAAATCGTAATCTAATTGGGTCATCTTTCTATTTTGTTTTTAAATATAATTGTAATTCTGTTATAATCTTCGGTTAAGTTAGAATCTGCTTCGGAAATTGTGTCATAGTGTTTATTATCTAATATTTCTCCAAAATTATTCATTGGTGCATATTTTGATACTGTTTGATTTTTCATTGTTTTTCTCTTAATAATTCTATTTCTCTGTTTAAATAATCTTGTGCCTTAATTAAGTCAAGTAATTCATCGTGCTTCTTCCCTGCTCTTGCAATATACTTAATAATATTTCCTCTACAAAAATTTAGTTCGTAATCTCGTATAACATCTATGATGTCGTAATCTTTTCCGTTCTCGTAGTGTGGTTGTGTTCCTCTCATAATTAACTATCTTTGATTGTAACTATTATTTTTATTACTATTATTATAAGTATTATTATTACAACTCCCATAACTATAATACTTTTATATTACCATTACTGTAATGCTCACAGATAATGCCACTTGATAATCTAACAACCTTGTAAGGTTTTAGGTTCTTGCTCTCTTTTACTTGTTTGATAATTCTTTTAATTGTTTTCATTTTGTCTTTGGTTTAGTTTACGAACATTTGCAAAGTTTCTCTTTTTGCTCAAGCTATTTAAAATATCTCTGTTTTAAATAATTATTTTGTACTCGATTTTTTTGTTCGCTTATTTTATAGTGTAGAGGTTATTTCCTAACTACCCTACAAATATAAAACAAATAATTGGATTATAAACAAAAAATGTTAATTATTTTCAGAATTATTTTTATTTACCAATACAGCTTTGGTTTCTTCAAGCAAATAACAAGGTTTTAAAACTTTCTTATTTCCCCACATTGTAGTTTCTGGGCAATACTTATTTACTGCCTTTGGGAGTTCAATATCATTCAACCAAAACAAGTAGTTTGCCTTTGGGTCATTTACAAAGTATAGAGCAACTTTACCAGTACCGATTAGCTTATCGTATTTAAACTTTTCAAGCATCTTTGTATCATAGTGCTTATTTCTAAACTTCATCTCTATAACACATTCTTTTCCTTTAGGAGTTAATCCCTCTGCATCCCAACTCTCTGAACCCTCTCCAGTCCATTTAAGTTTCCAACCATCAAGGTTTAATATTTGTACTATTGCTTGTTCTAACTTATGAATTTTTTTTATCATATATTCTATCAATGTCAGCTATCCACATCTTGTAAATCTTTCCATTACAAGTACAAGGTTCTGAATATTTATGGTTATAATAATTTGCGTGTAATGTACATAAGATTTTCCTATACTCTGGAGTTAATCTGTTTGTTACATTTGCCTTAAAATCTACCCAAATAATTTTATCTTGTTCTGTCATATTTCTTTGTATTTGTTTGCTAATGTTATATAGTGATAATCTGTTTTACTTAATTTAAGTTTTAACAAATCTTCTTTAACTTCCTTTCTTTTATTACCTACTGGTAACTTATCTACAAGTTGTTGTAGCTTCTGTGTTAGTTTCTTTCTATACATAATTTACCAAAGTTCTATATCGTTTAAATCATCTCTACGCTTATCGCATCCGCAGGATTCATAACCAAGTAATTTAGTTACTTTTTCAACAAACCATTTAATTCCAGTATAAGTTGTAATAAGTTCTATAAAGTTTCCGAGTTTCATAATTCTAATTTTTTAATATCCCATAATTTACTAAATCCCTTTAAGCAATCAATAAGATTTATTTCTTGTTTTGCAGGTTTCCATTTTCTGTTTAAATAAATACTATCTACATTACATTTGTCTAAAGGTATATCTTTTTCATCATTTTTAAAATCGTGTGTTACATAAAAAACTACACATCTATCTGTGTGCCAAGAGTTCGCTAATCTTTCTAAAACCAATCTTTGTCCAGTTGGAATTAAATTACCCTTACGTTTTACTTCCATTAAAATTAAAACATCATTATCAAACTCTAAAACAACATCAATATCTGTGGGGTGTATTTTACCACTTTGTACACCAGTAAAATCTATTGTTTGTCTTACTTGTTTACTATTCCTAATTAAACTCATAATAAATCATCTTTAAGTTTATTCTTTACCTTGTTGTATGTGTTGTAAAGAGAATAGTAACCTATCTTTGTTTCTCTACTTAATTCAGCTACACTCTTTCCCTTTGCTATCAATTCAAATACTTTCTTGTCATACCAATAAACATCATCTACTGCCCTTAAATAACCATTTAGGAACTCCTCATATTGTTCTTCATATTC